GCGGTAGTTGGGTCCACCGTGGGCAGCGGCAGCCTCCGCTCCGTCGTAGGGGTCAACCTCCTCACCCATCTCGACTTCGAAGTAGTACATCTTGTCGAGGTTGCTCTTGATGCGGCGACCGAAACGCTCCTCAAGGAACTCAAGGGGTACGGTTCTCTCGCGGATCAAGCCGCGCTGCTTGGTGTAGTCAAAGCCCAACGACGGGAAGGGGTACAGTTCCCGAGGGTGGACAACCTCGAAGTCGGTGGTCAGACCGACGGTGGGGTGGTCGACGACGTGACCGGAGATACCGCAGGAGCCCAAAGTCACAAAGATGTGGGCAAACCGCGTAAGCACGTCGTCTAGATGGTCTTGGTGGGTAATCGAGTCAGAGATGACCTGACCGACCGCCCGGTCTCGGATGTGCTGCATGGAAGACCCTGTTCGCAGGATCTTGGGTCGGACATCCATAGACGAAACAATCCCCGATACCCGGTCGATGGCCGACAGGAGTTCTTGGCTTTGGAACTCCATATTGCCGTTTTCGTCCAAGTAGTGGGGTTGCACCATGCCGCTGGTGGGGTCGAACAAGTCGAAGCGGCGAGCACCGTTGAGGTAGTACCACGCCAGCATCCATGTGGTGTACCGGTACTGGTTGCGCATCTCCTCACGATCAACGTGGTTGTTGATGATGTCGCAGATGGCTCGCGAATCTTTAGGTAGTTTGTAGGTATCAGCAGGCACTAGTCTTCGCTCTCAACTTTCTTTGCCGCAGCACCCATGGGCTTGTACCCAGCCGGGATCCCGCGACTTTGGAACTCCACATCATTGAGGTTCATATCTACGGGGATTCTCTGAGAGGCGGGACTTTGCGGTGGGGGAGGCTCCTCTTTGACTAGACGTCCAGCCACGTGATGGTGGTAGACCTCCATCACTTGGTTGAAGAAGGCCAAAGGAACCACTACGTGGTTGGTTCCTAGTTCAAACTTTGGAAGGTCCTCCGCTGTCATCCTGCTGCCTTTCCATAAGCATCTGTATATCTTCGGGGGTAAAACGATCTAGGGGGATGCCCAGTGCTAGGGGGTTCCCTTGAGAGTCGTACATCTCTCCTTCACGGAGTCTCTCAAGAGGATCCCTAGACTCAACATCCTCATTCCGCTTCATCATACGGCCTTTGACGATGTACATCGACATCGAAACAGTATCAAGTTCGTCGTCGTGCTGCAGACCCCCGTCTCGGGCTTCTGGGTTGAACTGCTCGATCTGGTCAAACAAAGACCGCCAAGGCTTCTTGTATCGGTCGCGCATCGGCAGTTTGATCTTGCCGTAGTCAAAGCGTCGAAGCAAGGATGCAATCTTAGATGACTTGGAGGTGATGCCGGGGTTGAACTTGCGCAGTCGAGGTAGGTAACTGACATCCGCCATCTCTGACGACTTGGTGCTGATGATGGACATCAGGTTGTCGTAGACAGTGATACCTTCTTTGATTGCTTCAATGTGGATCGTGGGGCAACGCCACCGGTCTGCCATCTGCAGACACGCATTGATAAGTTTCTGCTGCTGAGTTTGCTCAGACCACATATCCAAGACAAACAGATTGTTCTCAGAGTCCACAGCCATCAAGGTGCAGACCTTAGAGTCAGAGTCTTTGGTTGCGGTGTACGAGGTATCGACCGCCATGAACTGACGGGTGTTGGTTAGGAACGACCGCAGCGTTTCTTTCTTTTGTATCCACTCCCCATCAACTTGCGTGTGATACACGATGGAGGCAGCAGATTCGCGAGGGTTGTCCTCAAACTCATAATCAACGTCTTCGAAGTAGTAACCATGTTCTTCCTCTTCTAGGTTTGGGAAGAAGACTTCGTCCCCTTGCCCAGGTTTTGCCATGTATTCAGACAGATAGTTGGCAGTGCCGATTGTCTCTTTGATTTCGTCGAGAGACACGCACTTTTCGAAACGGCTATTTGTTTTTGCCAGTTCAAGTCGTTCTTCTTTTGTGGCTGGCCACATATCGGGCCAGCAACTTTTCTTGCGTCCTTGGGAGTCTTCATATTCTGACCTGATGATGATGCGATCCCACTTGTTGAAGCGGGGGTCGCGGGCTTTGCCGTCGTTCACATCCATAGCGTGCCATGCAAAGTGTCGACGAGACACGAAGGTGGCAAGCCATCGCGCGCCACAACCCGCACGCATAACCATGGGAAGAACAACTTTGAATAGAAGTTGGTCCATATACTCACGGACCAGCGACATAGAGGTAGAGGCCTTCGGGTCATACTCTGGGTCGTCCAGAATGTACAGCCTTGGACGACCACCTCTTTGTTTTGACTCCGCGCTGATGCACCTTAGCCAACTTCCGTTCATGAGTTGCATGTGAGTGTTGCCGTACGGCGCCTCGCCACGCTTTGGAACCAGACGACCGGAGGGTGTTTCGGGCCCAAAGTCGTCGTTTATTCTTTCGTTGAAAGTGTACTGATCCTTGATGCCCTGACCCACACCCTTGGTGTTGTCCCCGGTCGAGGTGGCATAAAGGACGCTGAACTTTGGACGCGCCAAAGTCTCTAGTAGGATTGACTTTTTGACTAGGCTTGACTTTGCGGATCCTCGAGGTGCGATTGCGATGCAGAGTCTTTGGCTTGCCCATTGTCGTGCGATGTCGTAGTGCATCTCCGGTGTTTTGAGTGGTGCGTCGTCATAAAACATCGGATCAAAATCGACTTCGTGGTCGGGGTGTAAGTACCAGAAATCAAAAAATTGGAGACACTCAACGTACATAGCGGCACGCTGACGAGTCGTCAGTTGGGGGTGCAGAAACATACGGCACGCATTGGTGCGTGCTTGTCGTTGACCCTCAGGTGTAAGTTCTTCGTAGTCGGGAGGTAGGGGGTAGAAGGGGTTACCCTCCCGCTCAAACAACTTGACGCTCACAGTTCTTCCAGTTCCATAGCCCAACGCACAAAAGCACACCGTGCGGCGGTCTGCGCCGTAGCGTGGGCAAGGGCAGAGACGTCCTCTCTAACCATAGATCTTGTGGCGAGGACAGCAACAAGGCTGGCGTACTGATTACGCAGAGGTCCTCCCTCTACGAACAGTTCCTTATGAACCTTCGTCGCCGCTTCCTCCGGGCTCTTGCTCCAAGCCCTCACTGGATCCTGCAAAGCCATGTCCTGTAGAGTCGGCAGAGCGTGCTGATTCAGTTGCATCGGAGTCAGCGTGCTCAGGTAATCCTCTACTCGTTGAACAATCATCGGACGTGGCTTCTTCTTCTTCTTTGGTGGTGTAGTGTTCGATACGGTTTTGCGCGTCGTTGTCTTCTTGGCCACTGTTGGGTGCCTCTTGAAGTCTGTGCAGGAGCGTCTGCGTTGAAAGAACTCGTCGTACAGGTGTGCCATCAGGGTTGGTGGCGTTGTGTACTTCTGAGACCTTACCAACAAGTCCGTTGGCTTGGGCAACATCTTT